GGAGAAAAAATATGCATGATGATGATGACGACACACAGGTCTACAAAGACCACGACAATTTACTGACCATCACATACCAAAGCGGGTACTACGATGGCAAGAAGGCAGCACTAGCTGGGCAGGAGCGTAACTTTTGCGAACGCTGCGGTAAGCGCACACCTGACCTGACAACGATACACACTTGCACACCACCACAGGAGAACACATGACCCTCGCATGGTACGACCCCACCAACCATCACGTTAGCACGGACAAGAACGACCCACGGTTCACGCCGCTTGGTCAGTTGCTGCCGTTGGATGTTCCCCGCGAGTGGGTAGGCCTGACAGACGAGCAACGGCGTGTGTGCGTAAACACCCCATTCGTTGCAGATCAATGGGCATATATTGAAGCTAAGCTGAAGGAACTCAACAGTGCATAAGTCAAACCACCACGCCGTAAGGATGTTGCTACAAAAGTATCCTGACGGGCTGACTGCCGCTGAGATAGCCGAGCGGTCAGAAAAAAGTAACACTTCTAGTAGGCGTGCGCTGATCGGAATGCCCGATGCGTACATAGACAGATGGATAGCTTACAGAAAGCAATGGGTTGCTGTATGGTGTGTTATTGTCCCGCCCGAAAACTGCCCTAAACCAAGTGAGAAACCAAATGAACCAACCAAAAGACCTACCAAACTTTGCAGCGTGGAACCAAGAGACCTTGGCCAAGTTCTGCACGGACGCGTATCTGCGCATGCAAGAGCAACAGACCGCTATTGAGCAGTATCAAGGCGACCTCAAGGACGCAATGGTGCAGCTACGCAAGGCCATGTGGGAGGCAAGTAAGTAGCATGGCACGAACTCCAGAAGCGGCTGTAAAAGCCAAGATACATGCTGCGCTTAAGGCGCAAGGCGCGTATGCTGTGAACTACATAGGGGGGCTGCATGCTAACAACGGCACCCCTGACATCCTTGCTTGCCTTGGTGGGCGGTTCATAGGTATCGAAGCCAAGGCCGGTAGCAACAAACCCACTGACCTTCAACTACAAAACCTGCGTCGCATAGACGAGGCCGGAGGTGTAGCTTTAGTTATTAACGAAACTAACTTGGAGCTTGTACGTGACATCTACAACACCAAATCCAATTTTGACCTTTTTGCAAGACCGGCAAAAGCCGCTGGAGCAGAAGGAGAACCGCAAATTAAAAGACGCCCTGCGTAAGCGTAAGGCCCGCGCACAAGACGATCAACTTAACTGGAGAGACCATGAAACCCGCGTTGATGACGTTAGACCTAGAGACCTACTACTCCCGTGATTATTCCCTGACCAAGATGACAACCGAGGAGTACATACGCTCCCCACAATTCGAGGCAATCGGTGCTGCGTTCAAACTCAATGATGAACCCGCCGCATGGGTAGCCAAGCCCAAGTTAATAAAAGTACTTACACAAAACGACTGGTCAAACAAGCTGGTGCTATGCCAGAACACGGCGTTCGATGGGGCCATATTAGGCTGGCACTACGGGGTGCAGCCGCTGGCGTGGTTTGACATCATGGGTATGTCGCGGGCTCTGTTCCCGCATGAGAGGTCTCATAGCCTTAAGTCACAGGCCGAGCGCATGGGCGTGGGGGCCAAGGGCGATGAGGTGCTGCGGGCGATGGGTAAGAACTACAAAGACTTTAGCCCCGAGGAGTTGGCTCAGTACGGCGCGTACTGCGTGAACGATGTGGACTTGACCCATGCGTTATTTAAGAAGTACATGGCGTTAGGGTTCCCTAAGATTGAGTTGCAGTTGATTGACCTAACGCTGCGCATGTTTATTGACCCCGTGCTGGTGCTGGACGAGTCCATGCTACGTAAGCACTTGACTGAAGTGCAAGACCGCAAACAGGCCCTTATGGAGTCTGTACGGGACATGATGCTAGAGAAGGCTGACCCTGACTACGTACACGCTATATTTAGCGAGGGCATGGCGGGCATAAAGAAGCTACTCATGTCCAACGAGAAGTTTGCTACGCTGCTGCGCACGTTCCATATAGAGCCGCCCATGAAGATAAGCCCTGCAACGGGGCGCATGACCTATGCGTTTGCCAAGAGCGATGAGGGGTTTGCATCGTTACTGGAGTTCCCTGACGAGCGCGTACAGACACTGGCAGCATGCCGTATAGGTAGCAAGTCCACGCTGGAGGAGACCCGCACCCAACGATTCATAGGCATGGCGCAGCGCGGCGCGTTCCCTGTGCCCCTGCGGTACTACGGGGCGCACTCAGGTCGGTGGTCAGGACAGGACTCAGTGAACCTACAGAACCTGCCCGCACGGGGGGAGAACGCCAACAAGATTAAGAAGTCCATGCTGGCACCGCCCGGACATGTGGTGATTGACTGCGACTCCTCGCAGATTGAAGCGCGAACTCTTGCGTGGCTGGCTGGACAGCAGGACTTGCTGGACGCCTTTGCCAATAAGCAGGACGTGTATAGCATCATGGCCGCGAGTATCTACGGCATACCAGTTGACCAAGTTACTACGGGTGCTGGTAGCCAACGCCAAGTAGGCAAGACCGTTATCCTAGGTGCAGGGTATGGGGTTGGCCCCAACAAGCTACAGCTATTCCTACGGACAGTGGCAGGGGTCGAGGTGGACTTGACTGAGGCCAAGCGTATTATTAACACGTACCGAACTACGTACTCATGTATCCCTGCGTTATGGCAGCGGGCACAGGACTCGCTTAGGGCTATGCTTATGGGCAACGGCATGCAAGTGGATGTAGTAGGCGTCATACACGCAATGCCAAACAACAAGCTATCTCTACCCAATGGGTTACATATCGAATACCCATCCCTGTATGTACGCAATACGGAGGGTAAGCAAGAATGGTCATATCTCTCCAAAGGCCATCCCGTTAAGATTTACGGCGGGAAGATTGTGGAGAACTTTACCCAAGCGGTAGCGCGGTGCGTGGTGGCCGAGCAGATGCTAAAGATATCCAAGCGGTACAAGGTGGTGCTGACCGTGCATGATGCGGTTGCATGCGTGGCCCCAATAGAAGAGGCCGAAGAAGCCAAGAAGTTTGTCGTGGAGTGCATGTCATGGCAACCAGCATGGGCTACGGGTTTACCATTAGCTTGTGAAGCCGGTATGGGAGCTAGTTATGGCGACTGTTAAAATATAACCCTCCAACAAACCAAAGAAACTCATGGCACTTGCACACTCCTATTCCTCTGTTAAAGACTTTGAAGGCTGTCCCCGTAGGTACCATGAGGTTCGTATCCTCAAAAAATTTAAATCGAAAGACACAGAAGCAACCATGTACGGCACTGCTGTACACAAAGCCTTTGAAGAACGTATCCGTGACAACACCCCACTACCTCAACATCTTGCGCACTACGCGCCATTCGTGGAACCTCTTACCAAAGCAACAGGAGAAATCCGGTGCGAAGAAAGAATGGCAATCCGCGCTAACTTCACCCCCTGCGAATTCTTTGACAAAGACGTATGGTTCCGAGGAATTCCTGATTACCTGTCGATCAACCGAGACCTTGGAATTGCAAGAATAGTCGATTACAAGACCGGCAAGAACAGTCGATATGCCGACCTAGCCCAGCTTGAGTTGATGGCTGCAATGGTCATGACCCACCACCCGGACGTAAACCTCGTAAAAGGGGCGTTGCTATTCGTGGTGGCTGGGGATATCATCAAGACCGAGTTCCAACGCTCGGAACTGGCAACAATCCTGTCGAAGTGGGCGGGCAGGGCTGATGCAATCGAGCAAGCAGTAGTAGTGGGGGTATGGAACCCCCGTAGCTCCGCGCTGTGTAAATTCTGCCCAGTATCTACCTGTGAGTATCACCGTGGCAACTAAACGCAATTACGCCAAAGAGTACGCAAACTATCAAGGTACGCCTGCGCAACTTAAGAAACAATCCGAACGGCACAAGGCCCGCCGCGCCTATGAAAAGGCCAATGGCACCCTGCCGGACAACGTGGACGTAGACCATATTAAGCCCTTGAGTAAGGGCGGCGCGTCCACCAAGGTAAGTAACCTGCGGGCTCGTAGTCAGACCGCTAACAGAAGTTTCGCCCGTACCAAATCAGGTACGATAAAGTAGGCTAGAATTTAATCGCCGAGCAATCGGTGTCTTGTTTCTCCTTGACTTGCCGGGTAGTTTACTACCCGGCTATTTTTGTTTTTCTACTACTCCTATTATGCAAATTATTGACAATAAAGCCCTGCTTTTCAACACAAGAAAGTCCCAACAAATAACCGCACTCATCCCCAAAAGCAAGGTCATTGCACAGCAAGGGGACATAGACCGCGTGCTGGTTAACTGGGGGTTTGACGAAGTGCAACTCTTGCGCAATCTAGGCATCAAGGATGTGCCTAGCCCCATACTAGGGCGCTACCTGTGGCCCGGTATGTTCACCCCGTTCAACCACCAACGAACGACTGCGGACTTCCTAACACTACACCCACGATGCTTCGTGTTTAACGAGGCCGGTACAGGCAAGACCGGTGCTGCTGCGTGGGCTGCTGACTACCTGATGACCCAAGGTAAGGTCAAGCGTGTGTTGGTGGTG